GCCATCTTCGTCAGCTCTTCCACTAGCTTCCAGTCCTGGTCCTTGACTGCTGGATACCACATGGGTTGCAGCTTCCACGCAGTGTTGATCCGCGCGATATCGTTGGCGAAAACATCGGTTCGTACCGCTGCTAAAAAACTTGGGCTATCCGGAGGTAATATAACGGTCGGATCGATTATGACAGCAGTTCCATTCCACCGCCACTGCAGCCGCTTATTTACATCTGGAAGCGATGCAATGAGTTGGTTCGGGAGGCGCACAGCATCTGACGTTGGTTGTGCGGCTTCCGCACGGAGTTCGAGGTAATCATCTTCCGTCATCCCAGCCGGTGGAGAACTCTCGAAAATAAGCGCTTCCACTATCCCGTTTGGGTGCTGAAACGCCAGGCATTTAGTCATTTTTATTTCCTCTTCGTTGGGTTATGTCTGGTTAAAAAATGACCAACATGGTGAGATAGGCTATCTGTGTCGGAGTGCCATTTTTCTCCCACGTTATTTTAACTGCTGTGTTAGTAAGTTCCACACTGAGTGTATAAAATTGATGTCCGCCCACATCGATGTCTCTCGCCTTGAAAAGGTGGTTCACGTTTTGTCTAGTGCCATCCGACCACATTCTGAACGTACCTTTTTGTACTCCTTCTGTATATACACCAAAAGAGACGCCATACGTACCGACAAGACCAAACATGACCACGGCTACAGGTGTGGTTGATCCGTAGTGCGGGTAAGTGACGGTCTCTGGAGTCGCCGCTGACGAATCGCGTGTAGTAGTAATGACATAATAACGTCCGCTCTGGGTGAGTTTAGCCGCTGTTACTGCCAAATCAGCAAGCTTGGCAGTCGTAACAGCATCAGAAGCAAGCTTGGCTGTTGTAACATTGGAGTCCGCAAGTTTCGCAGTCGTGACACTGGAGTCCGCAAGCTTGGCAGTCGTTACATTTGCATCAGTGATTTTAACTGTCGTAACAGCATCAGAAGCAAGCTTGGCTGTCGTAACAGCATCAGCAACAATCTTCCCAGTCGTAACATTGAGATCAGCAAGTTTCGCAGTCGTGACACTGGAATCAGCAAGCTTGGCGGTCGTAATATTTCCATCAGCGATTTTGGCAGTCCTAACAGCATCTGTCGCAAGCGCATGTGTCGTGACTACCCCACTCGCTAATTTGGTATTTGCAGAAACAGCACCAGCAGCAAGCGCATGGGCCGTGACTACCCCACTCGCTAGTTTGGTATTTGCAGAAACAGCACCAGTGGCAAGTTCCGATGCGCCTACAGCAGATGCCGCAATCGCATTAGCGTCCACAACGGCGGCCGCCAATTTTGTATTAGCCCCGATACCATCAGCCGCAACTTTCGCATTGGTAACAGCCAAATCAGCTAGTTTGGCTGTAGCCACTATACCGTCTGGTAAATCAGACGAACGGATAGGTACACTTGCTGGAACGTTACCTGTGTACGGCATCGTTAGACAATCTCTAGGAACGACATATGGGCATCGAGGGAATTAGACGCATTAGAACATACACGGATACCATCACCAACCTGCATCACTACTTTTTGGTCTCCACCGACTGGTACAACGGAAGAGCCATATGGTATCGGAATGTTGGCAAATATCGCGGTATTCGATGTTGAATTTGCAAACATGACATTGGCTTGGATAGCACCACTTGATTTATTGCAGAGGGTGAGGCCGATCAAGATGCCTTGGGTTGAGGCGGGAACAGTATAATTGCCGACAAGCACAAGGGTGGTACCAATATTTTTTTGGGTCCTGCGCTTAAAAGTATTAGCCATTGAGGTTCTCCGTTATTTATCCAAGCGCAATGGCCATAGCAGTGGCCTCGCCTTTGACTTCATTTACCGCGCCTGCCACGTCAGTTGCGGCGGTTGCAAGTCCTGTAAGGGTTAACGTGCTTAGGACTTTTGTTGGTTTTGTGACTAAAAATGTGTTCGATCCAAGGAAGTTGACATTAGCGCCGCTTTTAGCTGTGAGGTTATTGTTTGCGGTAACGGTATTAGCATAAAGGGCTGATTCTTTAATAGCAAATTGGTTCATCCGCGTAAACACCTGGTTAGAACGGATACGCCAAGTGTCAAATGTGTTAGAAAGTGCTACGTTTGCAATCGCGGCCATTACTGCGTCCTTCCTTCCTCAAGGGCCCTGATCCTGGCTTCTAATGCGCGGACAGTAGCTTGCAATGTATTTATATCAATATAAGCGGCATCGAGTTTCTGCCTTGATTCACGCGCCCGCCGGTATGCTAGGAGGGCATCGGCATCAAGGTTGAGGAGCGCTTGGGAGTCACTATCCCGTATAATTTTCTGGAATCCCATTAAATTTGCATAGCAAGGACCCGGAGGTCCTGCACCCGTGGCGGATTTGTAGTATCTGTCGTTGTCAGGACTACTTTTACTGCAAAATATTTGTATCCGACATACCGTGCGGAGCTAGAATTCCGGTACTCTAAAATATTTGAGTTCGTGGTATTGGCCCCTGACTTGTAAGTATTTGAATAGTTAGGTACAGTAAATTTGTATTCGTGCGTATCATTCTTGTTGGTTCCATCGCTCACCACGCTGGTCGCAGTAGATTGGGTCATCGGAATCCACTTTGCGTCTGCGAAGCGGTCACTATCTTCACGGTGGAGGATTTTATAATAGACTGATATTGCTGCGGTGGCTGGTTTATAGGCTGTGAGGTAAACCAAAATATCTTCAGCATCTTGCCCATCGGATAGCGCGACTTTGCGGCTGATATAGCGGGCTTTTGCATTGCCGCCAGACTTAACATTATCTTCCGACGTGCCAATCGCAGCATTAGAATTGGCTAACGTTTCGATAGCGATGATTCCCACCCGCTGGAGGTCAACGGCTGGTGTGGCATGGCTGCTCGTTGTCGAGAACGCTAGGGAAATTTCAGCAGATTTATTAGTGGCTAAGGCCGCGCTCGATGCTGATGTATTAGATTCAATGGACCGGGCATGGATGTACCGCGGCGCCGTGAATTCAATGGGTGTATTCAAACTAACCTTATTGAATGAAGAATCCCGTGCAGAGGTTGAAGTCGCAAACTTAGCTGTGGTGACCATTGTAGTATTAGATGGAAGGATATAATCACTGATAATATGGGCGACATCTGCTTGGGCTGTTGGGAACGCAAGGATCCGTGCTGTTCCACCATCGGTTTGCCCTTTGATATACATTTCTGGCACAAACGTTGTTTGGCTCGCTGCGGTTCCTGTGTTAGAATAACTGACGTTGGCTACGATTAACCATGTGTTTGCAGTCGTAGTGGTGTCATAGGCCACAACCTTAGCAGTTGGAGTCGTAATAGCCTTAATAATCCGTGTGACATTGACTCCGCTAGATTTAATAGGTGTGCCGTTCGCATGGATGAAACGGATGGTTTCGCCATTTGTGAATTTTGGCGTCAGTGTCAAGTTTTTCAACTGTAAGGCAGTTGAGGATGCCGCCACAGCTAAGACACCGTTGGCTACTGATGTTTGCCCTATAGCTATAATGCTCGCGTTCATGGTAAGGGTTGTGGTAAGCGTGAGGACTGTTTCGCCGTGGATTACTTCGCCTGCTTTGGTAAAGGCCGTCGAAACATTTGCGATGGCCCAGGTATCTTTCGGCTCATTCTTAAGGACCGCTGTGCCTGACACGGCGGTATTGAAGTTGGCATAATACAACGTAAATTTAAGGTCCTCATTTTCAACGGCTGTTGCAGTTTCAGCATTGCCAGGAACATACAATAAACCCGCGGCCGGCGCCGCTGTAATTTTGTTTCCTGTTACAAGGTCGTTATCACCCAACCGCGATGTAAACACTTTCAGGTTGGGATTGTTGCCACCAGCCCTGACGACGATTGCATAGGAATGGTCATTGAGTAAGAATACCGGAGCCTCAAACGTAGCTGGAGTTGGGATTTTGCTAGTCGTGCTGGTCCGGATGTCCGCGGGCTGTAACGTAACAGTTGAGAACGGCACTACTTTCCAAGACGGCAGCCCCGTCTGTGGATCTACTTCACGCAATTCCACATACGCTGGATAGGTGCTGTCCTTTGCAGCAAAGTAAAGGTCGACCTTAGTTACATAAATTCCAGATCCTTCAACCCGCCCCGCGCGGAATCCAGACACAGAGAACGTTTGTGACAGGGGATCATGGATATGTGGCGCACCTTCGCTTCCACCATGGCTTCCTGCTCCCCGTCCTTGCTGCACGATCCAAAATGGATAAATCCCACCTGAATTGAACCGCGGTTGGCGTGTAGCAGCTAGTTGGCTGGTTAAAAATCCTGCCAAGCCCATTGACGTATAAATGGTTTCAGCGGCTGAGGTGACGGTCCCAAGGTCGTGTTTATTTGTGGAGCTATCAGTAAGCCGGAAGATTTTGGCACCAACCCTAAAGCGGAGGGCCTCGGTGCCAGGTACACGGAAGAGGGCATAGAAATTACCGCTGCTGTCGGAAGAGGTTGCGGTGCCTTCTGCGGTTGTCGCAACAAAGGAAGAATTGGTCGGAGTCATATAAGCCGTTACATCTTCATCATCAAAAAATGCGTAGAAGCGTGTCGATGGCTTGAGCCCTGTTGCAGTCACCTTAATTAGCCGGCTCCGCATAAATGGTGCGAGCGATGTATCTACTGCTTTACCGGCATTCCGCTCGGTAATTGTTTCCGGCCGCGATGCGACACGGACACCCCTGCGTGACTGTTTATTCCCAATTTCAGCTGCGGACTCACTCATATCCCGTCCAAGGATATTCCACCCTTGTGCGGCGGTCGCTGGCCCTGTTGGTTGGGTTAATTGGGTGAGGACCCCACTCCAATACCGTTGCCAATTGTTCCATTCTGTCGTCCACGCATTTTGGATATTGATCCAGTTATCACTGTTAGAGTCATAATTAACCTGGACGTCTGGGCGCACGATAGTATCAGGCCAATAATCGGTATCTGGTGTTAGGGTCACCGTTCCTGCCCACACATAATTCAAGCCGGATACGGTACGGGATTGTGACGCATAGGGCTGGCTAATAAGGGCATGGTGGGTATATGGTAATGTTAAGAGTGGACCTGTGGTGGTGCCGGTTGAAGTGACTGTGGTTGCGCTTTTACCCGATGTGCTGCCTGTGATAGTAGTCGTACCAGGAAAAGTTCCCGTGGCTGCTTCTACATAGAGGCGGTTTTCTGCTTGGTACCGGAGGGTACCAGTAAATGCACCGCAAGTGACAATTTCGCCGTTTGAAAAAATTACTTGGCTATTGGAAATAGTAACGGTTTGGTCACGGGACACGCCACCAACTGTCACGTTAGTACGGACGATATTACTGGAGTTGGCTGCGCTATAAAATAATTCAAACGGTTTCATTATAAACGGTGGACGTAATTCTCCAGTGGTATGGTCGATGGCACATTTATAATCGGGATCAAAGACATTTCCAATATTATGCCCCACAAATGAATCAACTAAGATACCATTTTTGAAGCGGTCATTACCATTGCTGTCTGCAATCCCTAAGGCTTGGGCATCGCGTTCTAATAACGACAAACTTGTATAATATTCCAGGTTGTCAATACGGTTTTGTAGGATTCCAATATCCTGCATCCTAAAAGTCGGATTCTTGGCTGGAATAATATCGCAAGCAAAATCAGGCCGTTCCGCTTGCCGGGCCGCATCTGTAGAAAGGGATGGATACGGTGCGATGTTGACTTGTGCTAAGAGGATCGAATCAGAAGGTACGTCTGGCGCTTGTGGAATAGCAGCGGGCACACCTTTAATAATTTTGTGGGCGCACACCCGGTCCATAACAACGAGGTCTTTCCGCGGTAAGTAATATTCCAAGTCAAATGTTTCATCTGTCCCCGGCCACGGGAACCGCAATCCACCAGATGGTTCATCAAATGAGGTGGACGTGGCTGGATTGGTTGACATATTGGTCGTTGATGTTACAGAGTTGGCGGTGTCTGTCATCCGTGGCCGGTTGTCAACACAATCCCGTAAGCTGAATGAGCTTCCCGTTGTTGGAGAGACAAAAATTGGAATTTGGTATGTATAAATTTTGGTCGTGTCAGTACCGGCCGTGCTGTCATTAACGGGATAGGAGTCAACGGAAAGATACCCCTTTCCTCCAGAATAGCTGTGGGTAAAATAATCAAGTGTCACTAACAAGAAATCACTGCTTGTAAGGCTTAGGGTGCTACCTGGTTTTTTGACAAGTTGTGCATGGCTGTAAAAATTGTCACGTTGGCCATTGTCAAGTGTAAAATTAGACGTTACATCGGTGCCCTGGCTCGTACTCGTAAATGTCGAGGTTTTCTTCCTGACGCTCACTAGCTTAAAGCCATCAGCTAATCCGAGATTCCAAGGTCCTGCCGTCGTATTGGTGTGGGTACTCAGTTTGAGGAGGACAATACGGTTCCGGTTGATTGTCTTAGCTGTTTCTTGGCCGTCAACTTTATTGACTTGTGCGATGATTGTTGCATTCAAGCTGGAAGGTGAATTTAAGGTTTCTCGTATTTCAAGTGTTGACGTGGTTGATGGGCTTACCGTGATGCTCCGTGCGCCATTGCGCCCTACGCCACCCAAGTCGAGTACCTGCCCAGTATAGAAAATTTTATGGATATTTTTAGCAGAAAGGGTACTTGTCGCTTTGGCTAATGTCTTGAGGGACGTTGCATTTGTTATTTCGCTAACAACTAATGTGTTCGCTAGCCCCGTAACTTTAAGGACGTCTCCAACGTTAATTTCTGTCGTAAATGCTGTGCTTGATCCTGTAACTGTATTCGATCCATTGGTAGTTGAAACAGTTCCTGACAAGAGCGCCGAATTCCCATCTCCACGTAAAATGACATGGTACCGGCTTCGTGCTAATGCGGTGCCTAAGGCGCCAGAACCAGAGAACGTTTCATCGGATGCGCCTGTGGAAAGGACTAACTGGCCAGTTGAATTAAAGGATCCTGAATAGGCTTTAGCAAATTTCCAAGTGTTGTCAATATTGCTGCTGCTGTCACGGAGCCGTTTGATATTTTCTGCTGGAATGACAAATACCGCACGGTTGAAGGATGGATCCGTGACTGCGGCTGAGGAAGAGATTGTGCCGATAATGTCGGCTTTGCCGTTTGCATTGCCCGCGCCAGCTGAATACGTGATACATGCGACGTTAGCAAAAGACTTTCCGGCTGTGGTGATTGTTACATCTGTCAAGTAGAGGTTGTATTTGGCGCTGGCCGATCCCGGCGTACCAGAGATATGGGTAATTGCGCGCACCCGCCCAGTACCAATTTCTACTCCAGGCGCTGTTCCTCCAGAGAACACCCTGGTCGTGGCTGCATTGGCATGGGTATCGCGGAGGCTGACTTGGGATTGGGCATTGACGTCCCAGTTGCCGACAACGTTGCCGACGATAATATAGTTGCCATAGTTAGCTGGTATAGTAGCGGATTCAACTAATACACTGTCGGTAGCTTTGTCAATGTTGACATGCTCAGACGTTAGGGTTTGGAGTTCATACCCCAGGACATACGCTTTGCCTGGTCCAATATCAGCAACCAGTTTATTACTATCACCTCCCGCTCCTGAAGTATAGACTCCATGGTTGTTGCCAGAAAGGAGGTGTTCGCGGAGCCGTACGTCATGCCCATAGACAACCATATTGCCGTTAATATCATATGTGCGCTGGGCGATATAATCACGGATTGCATTATATTGTGGTTTATCAGTCAATGACTGTAAGACACCATTCTTGGTTTGCAAGAATTCAATAAAATTATTCGTTGATGTCGCTGTGAGGGCATACTTGTTAAGTGTTGTAGATAGTTTTAGGCGCCTAGCTCCAGGAGCTGCATAGTTATAAGCGCCTTGTGCAGGATCTAAAAGTGTTGTATCAGTTCCAGAATCAATGATCGATTCTGTAATTGTAAACCCAACGCGGTAGGTTGAATTAGCAGAGTATTTTTCAAGGACCAGGGCTTGCGGTGCGACACGGATGAAATGTCCTTTCGCATAGATGAGGCCAGATCCTACCGTGACACGGCTGCCGAAGCCAACTGCGGAAGAGGACATAAGGTTCGCAGAGAGGGAGCCTGTGTTTGAGGTGATGATTTCACCAAGGGTGAAAGACTTGGCGACACCAGACGTGCCAGATGTGGTATATTTGACGAAGAGGGTTTTGGTGTTGGGTGTATTGGCTTCTGATCCATCTGCTGATCCAATAACAATAGCTGCCACACCAGAAGTTTGCCCTGTTGCCAGTTTACCAACCCATGCCGCAGCATTGGCGCTGGCACCACTAGCATTATTATTCCGTAGTTTAACATATGCATATTGCTGATCATAGTTAATTTCACAGCCCTGGACAATCGATCCGACTTTGAAAATATGCGATCCAAAACGGGTAACTTGGTTTTGGAGGATGGTTTGGAGTTGGGTTAGTTCCCTGGCTTGGACGGCAAGGCCAGGCCTGAAGAGGATACGGTAGAAATCCTTATCCTCATTAAAATCATCATAATAGGGATCGGTGTTTAAATTCGTAGATAGTGCAGCTGTATTTGCGAGGTCAGCCATTTATGAGAGTTTCTTTCCTGAATATCCTTGTATAGTTTTTTACTACAGTCTGACCACAATTTTGATGTCTTCTGTCTGATCCGTGGCCCGGCTGACAGCGCCACGGTTTTCCACATACATAACGTCTCCTGTATAGTGGCGGACAGTCGGATTCGTCCTACTCACGATAGTAGCGCTTTTACTTGACGTGCCACCAGTGATAGTCTCACCGGTTGTGAAGTTGACTCCAGTTCCAGCACGGCTGACCCGTGTGAGGTACATATTGCCTTTAGTATGTGCTGCATTGGTATTCGCAAACCATGCCAACCGTCCTTTGGCACCCGATGTTCCACCAGTAATGACTTCATCAGCAGTGAAATTACCAGTTGCCGATTGGATATTAAGGACTGTGGTGCAACCAAGAACTGAAGCATTAGCTAAGCCACCAGCAGATAAACGCGGATCGCGGACAAGGCCAATAACACGGAAGTCATTATTGGTTGGTAGGGTACTGGATTCACTGCCTGCAACCTGGACGTTAAACATGATGTTATAGCCGTACAATTCACCTACTGGATTTTTGCCGTGCCCGCCCTGTGGAGAAATAACAGGAGTTACTGTTGCTCCAGAGCCATGGGTGCTATTCGCCGTAATAGTCACGTTGGCGATAGAATAATTTGCACCAGCCGCAATCATAGTAATTTTTTTGATTTGGCCAGATGTGACATTTGAACAATAGGCCGTGGCCGTTGTCACTCCATCTCCACGGATAATAACGTTTGGTGCAATCTGGTACTGGGACGTGGCATCGGGCAATGTCGTAAATGCCCCATTGACTGTAACAGTCCGGCTTGCACCCACATAATTCACAATGCGCCGGAGTTGCCCGGAACCGGTGCCGGCCACAATATAAATGGTTGAAAAATTGTAAAAATCATCTGTTGCGACGGCATTGGATTTGAGGACGACAACCGTTGAATTGGTGATGCTGGCTAATGTATTTGAAGTTGACTGGTAACTTGTGCCATTGGCAGAAATGACAACGTGGTGAATTGCACCATTGCTCGCGGCTTCTTGGACGGGCCATTGTGCTGAACCATCATTCGCGGTTAGGGTTTTGACAGGAATGTAATTTGTCGTCATAAACTTGAGGGCGTCTGCCGCAGAAATGGTATACATATATTTCCACCGGTATCCGTCTGCGGTCGTGGTAATTAAGGTGCTGGTACCAGTCGGGCTGATTGTGCTGGCTGCGTTGCGGTTATTATCAATGCACTTATACACATTAGAATTGGATGTCATTACATAGAAGGACGCTGTTGGCAATGAGGTATTAGTATCAGTATATTGCGTATAGACAGTATTATTGGTCCAATTCCGGCGCGTTATAACAAACGATTTGTCGGAATCTTGGATACGCTTCATACCAATCATATCACGCCACGGATCAAAGGTGTTTTGTACAGTATCAGTTGGTGTTGGAGGATTGCCTTCGTCTGGCCAACTGACTGGGCGGCCAAGTGTGACGTACAGGCGGCTTGGTGATGCTTCACCAAAAGATTCAAATAACTGGTCAGCTAAGTGTTGGCGGAGGCGTGTTGTAATCGTTGCTGGCATGGGGCTCCTATTCAGCGTATATTTAGCACAATTACCGGTTGAAATTACCTATAAACATAACCGTTAGCCAATTGGTTGCCTGCGTATGGCGCGGCAAATTCGGCAGCGGTGTTGGATGCGATTGTCTGGATAGTATAGAGGCCATTTGCTGTTGACTCGCTCAGGGCTTGGATAATTATCGTCTGGGCCACGGCCAATTGGGTGCTAAACTGTGTGCCAGTGCCGTACAGAATCGTATTCGGTTGCATAAAGTATTGGATTGGAAGCGGAGCCCACGCGCCAACTGTCTGTGAGCTCCGGCTCGAAATGAGTGCGAAGTCGGAAATATTAATCGTTCCAGTTGCGCGGCCCCACAGTTTAACCAAATCAGTATTCGCGCCGATAGTGAGTTCGAGGTCACTGGTATCAATAGGTTCTTGGCTGTTATTAGATTGTACGATAATTGCATCTGCTGTAATGGTTGGGAAATTTACAGTAGAGGTAATTTTAACGGTGAATGTGTCGGTCGAAGCAGCCGTGTCAACATTGATAGCGTTTCCCATGAGGAGGATGCTAAACAGCTTTGTGCCAGCCGGATGGAGGAGTTGCTTGACAGCGGCCCGGTATGTGTCAATTAAAACTGGCGACATGAGGACGTAAGAGAATTGCTGGTAATAATAATTGTCTTGGAGTTTATTGTTCCATGATAAGAATCCTGGGGTACCAGTGTACCGTCCAACTCCCTGGATGACGCCAATTGGTTGTGGTGTTCCGTTCGCAGCATAGGAAGCTTGCCGTTTGGTTTTGACAATTTGCCCTGTTTGTGCATCTGTGCTGCTATCATAAACGTAGCCCGCTCCAAGAGATTTGTTCCGTATTGTTGCGACTATATTCCGGTTATAATCATTACCGCGGTTGTTGACAGCGAGCCCTGTTAATGCGCCTGGCGCATTATTGGCGACAATAATAGCTCCTTTGCCTTTAATGCCTCCGACTCCATCTGGCAACATAAGGTCTGCAATATCTTGGTCTGTCACTGTAATTGTAGGCAATCCATTAGCTATATTCCGGTTATAACCACTTCCAGGATCAATAAGGGTAATTTCAACAATTTTTCCTACAGTTACGGCGGTGAGGGCAAATGCAGCGGAAAGGACAGAGGAAATATTGGCTGAAGCCAAGTTGGCGCTTATGGTCGAAGTATTTGCACCTGCCGAAACAAATGTTGGACCTGTTGAGAGGATGACATTACGCATAGGATTAATAATGTCACTATTGAGGTATATGTTTTCTGTATTAGCCAGGCCGCTAATTGTAAATGACGCACCCTTGCCACTAGAAGAACCAATGGTAATTGACGGGTAAGGTGTTGTGCGGTAGCCACGCCCACCTTTGACAATGCGGAATGTTGCAGCCATCATATCAGTGGTTGCTGTAACGTTTCCATTTGCTACCGTGCTGCCAGCTCCAGTAATTTCTAATGTATCGGCGTTGCGGTGGAAGGCTCCGCCCCGTTGGATAGCTATGTTACTGAGGGGGCCCACGATGTTATTGATCGTAGCGCTGTTACCTTCATTATCAGTAACAATTTCACCATCTATAAACGTACCATTGACGGATGAAAGGGTAAATTCATGGAGTGCTAAGCCAGAAATAATTTGGCCTGTGATTGTTTCAATGCGGCCCCTAGCTCCAGAAGTTTTACCTGTGATAAACCGGCCTTCCATTTTAGATACTTGGCCAACAATCGGTATGCCGACACGCATTATTGTTTCGATAGTCCACCGGCCATCTGAACACCTGAGGATATCCTCACCCGGATAGTAAAAATTGACTTCTTTCCCATAGAGGATACGGAATAAAAACCTGTACGCATCGGCACTACCGCGGGCCCGGTAGAAGTCACGGATATGTTTAGCCACGAGCCGTTTGTCGGCTAGGGAAGACGCAGGGATATTCAGCATCAGTTCCCTGCGGAAGTATTCGAGGAGGGCATCAGCGCAAAGGTCAATGTCTTGGTTATCAGCTAGTTGCCGCATAGCTGCGCCAGCTTCTCCGCTTTGTTCTTGGTGTTCGTAATAGTGTTTTAAGAAGGCAACAAAATTTGGGCCTTCGTCCCTGATGAATTCAGGGAATTGGCTTTTAATAAGCGATGAGATTTTTTGGTAGGTTGCGTCCATTAAATGGTAATCGTGGTTGAATAACTTGGGCTGAGGACGGTTGTCGTATCGCCGAGGACTGAAACATATTGGTTGATGATCTCATACACACCAGAAATTTCATTAACTACACTTACCCTGGCATTGCGTAGTAAGATGATTTGGTTCCGCACAGGCATGACTGAAAAGTGGGCTGGAGCTGGTAATGCATGGATGGCTAATTCGGACCCGCTGAATGCCGTTGGCAAAAAATCTGATAACACAATAGTTCCTAAATCATAATCAACGGTGCCGGCTGTTGTTGTCAAGTACGTCCTCGTTCCAGTTGAACCAATATAGTAAATCCTAACATTTCCGTATCCATCATCATCGAAGTATGCTTTCTTATCGAGGTAGGTAAACGATGATGATGCTATCGCATAGAGGAATCCTGGTCCAGGATGGTTTAACGGATGGTTGAATTTAATTGTGTAGGATGTTTTTTGTAGGAGGCTCGGGACAAAAAGTTTTTGTAGCCAAAGGTCCATTGCAGAACCAGTGATAGCTTGGTTAGCTAAGTCAACCTGCTCTAAGAACCGGGAGCCTTTAAATTTACCACCAAACCTATTGAGGACGGTGCTTTCATATATCGCAATTTTTTTACCCGCAGCAGTAGCAATATCACTAGCCAATAGTGTTGTCCGGTTTGGATCGTAGTGGATCGTCACATTTGGTTGTAGGTAGAGGTATGTCGCATCAACAAATTCAATCCCTATTGTTTGTACGTTGTACCGTTTGAGTTGGTTTTTGAGGATAGTTTTTCTGGCTTCTGAAACAGTCGATCCAGTTGTAGGCTTTACGGCTATGTACACTTTACCATAAATGGCTGGTACATTATCTTCGCCGCCCCATACTGATACCGCAGCTAAATCCGGATTTAATTGGAGTAACCTACGGACATAATCATTAGTTGTAACTGCACGGTTTTGTGATTCGTACGCACGTGGCGCGTTAAACCGTATCGAGTTAATTGGCTCTTGTTCTGTTCCACTGTCTGCGCGTTCCATAGTCGTAAGTGTAAATGATGATTGCCCGGCTACAGTTGATACAGCGGTAAATGTATTGGCGCCATTTGGTTTTGCAGCATTACAGACACGGTACGCAACTGCAACCGTTGATCCTACGACTGGCCTTTCACCAAGGACGCCGTCACCAAAACGGATTAGGTATTTTGATTTCTGGTCTGCTTCAATATAAAAAACCCGTGATGATGAGTTCACTGTAAAAATATCTGTAGCTTCAATGTAATTAACCGTATTGCCATTAGTGGTGACTGCTATGGCAATGCTGGAGATATCTGTGTTCGCATTCGGGATCGTAAAGCTGGTATTAGCGGTGCTATACGTCCACCTGTGTATAAGTGGTTCTCCTTCTTGGAGCTTGAGGTATCCCAGGAATCCATTCGTACTATTGGCTAAAATTGTTTGTGAGGTTGGTGTTACAAACGTATAGGACGTGCCATTGATTTGGCTAGTAAACTTGGTGCCTGCCGCAACGGTTAATGTCCTGACGGTTGAATTCGCTGCGGTACTGAAGATGATTTTAACATTGGCCACTGCTCCTTTGGCTGAAATAGGCCTGTACCCTAACGCTTTGGCTCTGCTTACAACGCTATCATACCGTTGGGCTGTGTCAAGGAAAGCTTCATTAGTTGACATATTAGCATAAAACGCATTGAGGTAT